ACAGGATGAGCCTATGCTTACCTTAACGTCCCAAGACCGCCACGGTGTCCTTGAAGGCATCAAGGTCAGAAATGGGACAAAGCAGGGCTACCAAGTGGCAGAGGTTGGTGACTCCGTTGACCTTTCTTATCCAGGCTCACAGACTAGACGAGCAAGAGTTGGAAAGGGCATTGCCCATAACCTTTCTTGCAGTGGCCAAATGGGGGCAGTGGTTTGGAATGGCCGTGTGGTGAAAATCAGACGACTCACCCCTCGAGAGTGTTTCAGACTCCAAGGCTTTTCAGATGACCTGTTTGACAAAGCTGAGGCTGTCAATTCCGATGCTCAACTTTATAGGCAGGCTGGCAATGGTGTGACTGTCACCGTGGTTTATGCCATTGGGAAAGCCATTTTAGAAGCCAATAAATCTGCAAATCATAAGCAGAAATGACTGGATATAAGTCTCCTTTAGAGTTAATATGTAACCTTCAAAAGAAGAGGAGAACAAATCCCTGAAAACAACAACACTTGAAAGACTTTACAGCTATCACCAAGCAACTGCAAGCATCATTCCCTACAAGGATTGGGTGATTGTTGCTTACTCTGGTTATAAAGGAGTTAGCGTAGATATTTACGAATCAACAGATAGCCTTGAGGAGTTTAGTAATTTTGAAAGACGATTTGACCGCATTTACCAAGAAGAAGGAAATTTCCAAGACCAAGGTCACGCAGTGAAATGGGCATTTAAAACACTAGGAGAATAAAATGAACGACAAGATTCTAAAACGAATTAAGTTCACCTATCCCAAAGGCACAAGGGTGAGGTTAATTCAGATGGACGACCCTCGCCCAGTTCCAGTTGGGACGCTGGGAACGGTTCTTGATGTGGATGACCTTGGCTCACTCATTGTCTCTTGGGACAATGGGCAGAGCTTGAATGTATTGTACGGAATTGATAGTGTTGAAAAAATCTAAAAGGTTTCTCTTGAAGCCTTTTCTTGTGCCTAAAAGGAGGTGAGACCGTGGCAGTTAGAGGGCGTAAACCAAAGCCCACCAATTTGAAAATACTGGAAGGTAATCCTGGGAAGCGACCTCTGCCTACCAACGAGGTTAAGCCCAAGCAGAAAGCCCCACGTTGCCCACAGTGGCTGGAAGACGATGCCAAGAAGGAATGGAAGCGAATGGGCAAAATTCTCGAACAAATGGGGATATTAACTGAAATGGACATGACGGCCTTCGCAGGGTATTGTCAAGCCTATGCTCGTTGGAAAGAAGCGGAGGAGTTTCTCTCCAAACATGGATCCATCATCAAGACCCCAAATGGCTATCTCCAACAAGTGCCACAGGTATCTATTAGCCAGACCAACCTGAAAATCATGCTTAAGTTCTGTGAACAGTTTGGGCTTACCCCATCAGCTAGAAACCGATTAGCTACAATGGATAGCGAGGTTGGAACAGGTGATGAAATGGAAGATTTATTAGGAGGTATTTTATGACTTATCACTATGAACCAAGTCCCTTTATGCTTCCGACGTCACATTATGACAAGGCAAAGGCTGATAGAGCAGTTACTTTTATCAATAATCTTGCCCACACCAAAGGAAAGTGGGCAGGTAAAAAGTTTGATTTATTGCCGTGGCAGGAACAGATTGTTCGTGACCTCTTTGGGATTGTTAAGGAAGATGGTAACCGTCAGTTCTTAACCGCCTATATTGAAATTCCTAAAAAGAATGGCAAGTCTGAACTTGCCGCAGCCATTGCTCTTTACTTGCTCTATGCGGATAATGAAGCTAGTGCGGAAGTGTATGGAGCGGCTTGTGACCGCAACCAAGCTTCCATTGTATTTGATGTTGCTAAACAAATGGTTTTGATGAGTCGACCGCTTGAAAAACGTTCCAAGATTATGGGGGCAACCAAACGGATTGTCAACTATTCCAATGCTGGTTTCTACCAAGTCCTCTCCGCTGAGACAGGAACCAAACACGGACTCAACGTGTCTGGTCTAGTCTTTGATGAAATCCATGCCCAGCCCAATCGTCATCTTTATGATATCTTGACCAAGGGTTCTGGTGACGCTAGGGAGCAACCCCTCTTTTTCATCATCACAACAGCTGGAACAGATAAAAACTCCATTTGTTATGAACTTCATACCAAGGCACTTGATATTCTTAAAGGTCGAAAGAAGGATACGTCCTTTTATCCAGTCGTGTATGGATTGTCTGATGAAGATGATTGGAATGACGAAGCTAACTGGCTGAAAGCTAATCCATCACTTGGACATACCATTGGGATTGACCGTGTTCGTGAAGCCTACCAACAGGCTCTTGATAACCCAGCGGAGGAGAATGTCTTTAAGCAACTCCGTCTCAATATGTGGACGAGTTCATCTGTGGCATGGATACCTGAACATGTTTATGCGAAGGGTGATGCGCCAATTGATTACCAATCTCTAAAAGGACGTGACTGTTATGCAGGGCTAGATTTATCCAGTACATCTGATATTACCGCCTTTGTCCTTGTTTTTCCGCCTCGTTATGAGGAAGAAAATTACACCATCTTGCCTTTCTTTTGGTTACCAGAAGATACCTTGGAACTCCGTTGTCGTCGCGACCATGTGCTGTATGATGTTTGGGAAAGGCAGGGTTATATCAAAACCACGGAAGGAAACGTAGTTCACTATGGTTTTATTGAGACATTTATTGAACAACTCTCCGAAACCTACCACATTAAGGAAATTGCCTATGACCGATGGAATGCGACACAGATGGTGCAGAACCTTGAGGGCATGGGCTTGACCATGGTGCCTTTTGGACAGGGCTATAAAGATATGAGCCCACCGTCCAAGGAACTCTATAAGCTCATGATGGAGGGAAAAATCCAACATGGTGGGCACCCAGTCCTCAAATGGATGGGGCAAAATGTGGTGATGCGACAAGATCCTGCTGGTAATATTAAGCCAGACAAGGAAAAGTCTGTTGAGAAGATTGATGGTATTGTCGCCCTTATTATGGGATTAGACCGCTGTATCCGTCATCAAGGAGATGAAGGTAGTGTCTATGATGAACGAGGAATTTTGAGTTTTTAGGATAAAAATAACCTAAATAGGTTGAATATATCCTAGAAAGTGATAAAATAGAGAAAAGGAGAAAATAACGATGCAAATTAATATTGAAAACTTAGTTTCTATTTCTGAAGCGAACCAAAACTTCTCTAAGGTAGCTCGTATGGTCGATACTAACGGTACTGCAGTGATTTTAAAAAACAACACACCCAAATATGTTTTAGTGGACTACCAAAGTCTAATTAAGGAGGAACAAGTAACACCAACAGTTGTTGAAGAGGCGACATTGGATGAGGTTGCATCTTCAGTATTATCACGACACCTTGACGCATTTAAGGAATTGGCAAAATGAAAATATTAACTGTCGAACAGGTCATTGCCTTACACGGTAGGCTTATTCAAGCGACTGGTGGTTTAGATGGTGTTAGGGATGCTGGTTTAATTGAATCTTCTTTATCTTCAGCTTTTGCCACATACTTTGGTGTTGAAAAATATCCTAGTATTGAAGAAAAGGCTGCTAGACTGTGTTACTCACTCGTAAATAATCATGCTTTCCTTGATGGGAATAAACGAATAGGTGTTTATGTGATGATTATTTTCCTAGAGTTAAATGGTATTGTATTGAATCAGACGGATGAGGAAATTGTTACACTAGGTCTTGGAGTTGCTTCATCAGAACTAGACTATAATGATATTTTGGAATACATCAGGAACCATTAATCTTTTGCTTAATAAGGAGGTAATGTGGTGAGCCGCATTTTATCATTCGACGTTGATGACAAACTTTTATCAAGCGTACGAGCAACTTGTGCTGAATTAAGTGTGGAACTAGAGGACCTTGTCAAAGACTACTTAAGTTTTTTGACTAACTTAGATGATTCCGTAATCGAGGAGGTGAATAACTTTTCGAATGCGAATCAAAAGGCGGAATGGCTTGTTGGATATTATTTTAAAGTCAGAGCTAGTCAATTATAATTTGATTTTGCTTGGGCATAACAAAATTGATGAAAGTAAAGTTACTAGTCTTTAAGAAGTTAGAAATGAGTTTGACTAATAAATTTTCAACTTTATCGCAGAAATGACTGGATAAACATCCTCTTTAGAGTTAATATGGTCACAACAAAAGAAGAGGAGAACAAAACATGGCAACTAATGCACGTATTGGACTTTTAACAAAATCAAACACCGCAACATTTATTAAGGTTGCTTATGAAGGGTATCCAAGTTACACAGGAAGCCTACTAACATCAGCATTTAATAGCCTCAAACAAGTTAAAGAACTTCTAAAAAAAGGCAACATCATCATGTTGGAAGAAAACCTTGATGAGGTAAAAACAGATAGCCTTGTTAAAGTGACAGAGAACATTCGCTTTGTAGGAAGTGAGAGTGACCTTGAAGGCGATTATTTAGCAGACTACACTTACGTATACAAAGAAACAGAAAAAAGATGGTACATTCTAACGGATGGTAAACTCGTACCATGTTATTTGTAAACTATCACTAAGCACTTCCGGCTGAGGTGCTTTTTGTTTACTCAAAAAGGAGGTCAAATGGGTATTTTAGATTGGATTGGATCGAAGCGTTCAAGAGATAAGCCACATAATAGTTATGAGGGACAAGATTTTTCATACCTCTTTGGACGGACGACTAGTGGTGAAACCGTAGATGAGTTTAAGGCTATGCAGACGACGGCCGTTTATGCTTGTGTGCGTATCCTTGCTGAAGCAGTAGCGTCACTTCCTATTCACGTCTATGAACGGACAGAAACTGGGAAGGAGAAAAAGCTGGACCACCCACTGTACTTTCTTCTTCATGATGAGCCAAATCCAGAAATGTCATCCTTTATTTTTCGAGAAACCATGATGAGCCATTTGTTAATATGGGGAAATGCTTATGTGCAGATTATCAGAGATAAGGGCGGACGAGTGATTAGTCTCTATCCGCTCTTACCTGACAAGATGTCTGTCCACCGTGATGATAGTGGGAAACTCTACTACAAATACCAAAGGCAAACCGAAGAGAATCCTAACTTCAAAGATAAAGGGACAGTCCTATTGAAGCAGGAGGATATTCTTCATGTGCCTGGACTTGGCTTTGATGGCTTGATTGGCTACTCACCGATTGCTATGGCAAAAAATGCGATTGGGATGACCCTTGCGACCGAAAACTACGGGGCCGCATTCTTTAAAAATGGAGCTAACCCGGGCGGTGTCTTAGAACACCCAGGGATTTTGAAAGACCCTAAACGAGTTCGTGATTCGTGGAATGCAGTCTATAATGGGGCGACCAACGCCCATAAAGTAGCTGTTCTTGAAGAGGGGATGAAGTACACCCAAGTTGGTATTCCACCAGAAGAAGCCCAGTTTCTACAGACACGGAAGTTTCAGATTAACGAAATTGCACGGCTTTACCGCATTCCACCCCATATGGTGGGGGATTTGGAGAAGTCGTCTTTTTCGAATATCGAACAGCAGTCACTTGAATTTGTGAAATATACCTTAGACCCTTGGGTAGTTCGTTTGGAACAGGCCTTCAAGAGGTCTCTTTTTTTACCTGAAGAAAAGAAACGCTACCTGATCAAGTTCAACGTAGATGGTTTGCTTCGTGGTGATTACCAAAGCCGAATGAATGGCTATGCTATTGCACGTCAAAATGGGTGGCTTTCGACTAATGACATCCGTGAGTTAGAAGACTTGAACTTGTTGTCTGATGAAGAAGGCGGAAACCTTTACTTGATTAACGGCAACATGACCAAATTAAAAGATGCTGGTGGTTTCATGAAGCAACCAACGGAAACGGGACCAGCTGAAGACCCACCAGAGGAGGAAGAAGATGCGTAAATTTTGGAATTTTACTGACGAAGGAGAAGTCCGCACCCTTCGGATTGAGGGACAGATTGCGGACGAGACTTGGTTTGGGGATGAAGTCACCCCGCAGCTCTTTAAGAATGATTTGCTTTCAGGCAAAGGCGATATCACCCTCTGGATTAACAGTCCAGGGGGTGATGTGTTTGCGGCGGCTCAAATCTATAACATGCTTATGGATTACAAAGGTGATGTTCATGTCATCATTGATGGTCTAGCCGCAAGTGCTGCCAGTGTCATTGCCATGGCTGGGACGACCGTTTCCATGAGTCCCGTTGCCATGATGATGATTCATAACCCATGGACGTTTGCACAAGGTGAAGCTAAAGATATGGCCAAGGTCATTGAGATGCTTGGTGAAATCAAGGAGTCCATTATCAATGCTTATGAGCTTCGAACTGGACTTTCCAGAACCAAGATTTCTCATCTTATGGATTCGGAATCTTGGTTCAATGCCAAGAAAGCTGTGGAGCTTGGTTTTGCGGATAAGGTGCTCTTTGAGAAAGAGGAGACATCCGAGCAGGGCCATCAAAATAGTTATACCTTTAGCAGAGTAACTGCGGTTCATGATTTGGTGGTGAAACTACAAGCAACTCTTCAACCACCCAAACCAGAGAAAACGATCCCCTTCAATCAATTGGAAAAACGATTGAACCTATTGAAATAAAAGGAGAGTACCTATGTCTAAACTACTTGAATTGAAAGAAAAACGTAACGCTGCCTGGGCTCAAGCAAAAGCCTTTCTTGATACTGTTCGCTCGAAAGACGGTTTAGTGTCCGATGAAGACTCCAAACGCTATGAAGAAATGGAAGCCAAAATCGAGTTATACAATAGAGAAATTGCACGTTTGGAGCGTCAAGAAAAGATTGACCTTGAACTGGCGCAACCAGCTTCACAAGCCCTAACAACTCAGCCAACAGTCATTGTCGATAATCAAAAAGAAGATGAAAAGAAAGGTGTGGCATCAGACATCTACACCCAGACTTTCTGGACCAGTGTCCGTAAGCGAAACTTCTATGATGTGAAGGATGTTCTTCGTGTCGGTGAAGACACAGAAGGCGGACACCTTGTCCCTGATGAATACGAGAAGAAATTGGTACAAGGGCTTCAGGAAGAAAATTTTTTCCGTAGCTTGGCAACTGTTATCAAAACCTCTAGTGGTGAGCGTAAGATTCCAGTTGTTACTGGTCATGGTTCTGCCTCTTGGATGGACGAGAATGGGCTCTATCCAGAGACAGATGAAACCTTTGGCCAAGTAACTCTTGATTCGCATAAGATTGGTACAGCAATCCGTATCTCTGAAGAATTGCTCAATGACTCTGTCTTTGACCTTGAGTCTTACATGACTTCTGAGTTTGCACGCCGCATCGGTACAGAAGAAGAAAAATCATTCTTGGTGGGTGATGGTTCTAAAAAACCAACAGGTATCTTTACGCAAGCAGACGTAGAAGGACCAACGACCGCAACCAAAGACATCACCTTTGATGACATGATTGAGCTTTACCACTCTCTGCCAGCTCCTTACCGTAAGAATGCAGTCTGGATTCTCCACGATACTACGGTTAAAGCAATCCGTAAGCTCAAGGACAATAACGGCAATTACATCTGGCAACCATCAACACAAGCTGGTCAACCTGATTTGATTCTCAACCGTCCTTACTACACGTCAACTTTTGCGCCACTTCCAGAAGCAGGAAACAAAGCTATTGCCTTTGGTGATTTCTCTTACTACTGGATTGCGGACCGTCAAGGGCGTACCTTCAAGCGTCTCAATGAGCTTTATGCCAACAATGGTCAGATTGGCTTTCTTGCCAGCCAACGTGTGGATGGGAAACTCGTCCTTCCTGAAGCTGTTAAGGTTTTGACTGTCAAAGGTAAAACGTCATG